TTAGACTCGGCCGCTCAGTTTCCGTGGCTGACCGCTGCAAGCGCGGTGCGAATCAAGGCGAGCGGGAACGCGGCAGACAATGGGGCGGCTTCACCACTCCAAGCCGGCGCGTGGACTGTAACGATCCAGGGGCTATCCGCCACAGGGGTCGAGCAAAGCGAAACGGTTACTGCTTTGGGAGCATCTGCATCCGCTCCGACACAAAAGACGTTTCTGCGGGTTTACCGGGCGTGGGTTGCTACATCAGGAACCTATACCGGAGTAAATACCGGCAATATCGTGATTGAAACAACCGGAGGCACGGCACTTATCCGGATAACGGCGGGAGAGGGGCAGACGCAGTTCGGAGCCTACACCATCCCGCTCGGCAAAGTTGGCTACCTGACCAGCGTTGTCGTACAGGTGGACGGCTTGAAACCGGCAGACTTTCGCCTGTTTACCCGCGCCAACTGCACCACGACCACCGCGCCATTTACAGCCAAGCGGTTAAAGTATTATTGGGATGGCGTGACCGACGTTAGCACTGTCAACCCGAAAACGCCTATCCTTACACTTCCGGCGCTGACCGATATATGGATGGAGGCTTATGGCAGCGGGGCGATAACCCAGGCCACCGTAGATATGGAAATCATCCTTTTTGATGCATAAGGCAAATGAATGAAAGTCCTAGCCGACAAGATCACTAGAACAGTAGCGCCATCGGCCGTACTGACCACAGCAGAAGCCAAGTCACATCTGCGGGTGGATATTTCCACCGATGACACGCTGATTGATTCTATGATTAGTGCGGCTACCGATTACTGTGAACTGTACACCGGCAGGTCTTTTGTCACGCGCACCTACCGCGCCGACCTTTCCGCCTTTGCAGACGTTATTGAACTGCCGATGCGGCCGATCATATCCATCACAAGTATCAAGTATTACGACACCAACAGCCCATCAGTCCTGACCACGCTCGCCAGTTCTACCTATAACGTGGTAAATAATGTGATTTACAGGACTTTCGGCGCATCCTGGCCGAGCCGATACCCGCGCATGGACTCCGTCCAGATAACCTTTACTGCGGGCTATGCGCCGACCTCAAGCCCTGAAGTGGCGGCAGAAAGCGTGCCTGATGCAATAAAGGCAGCGATCCTGCTCATAGTTGGTGAACTTTACGAGCATAGGGAAACATCTATCACTGGTCTGATGTACACCAATACACGCACCGTCGAGATGCTGCTGGCTCCCTATCGCTTTTATCAATGATCCCCAGAAAGTACCCTGGCGAGGCGGCGATTGTCTGCGGAACCGGGCCGAGCATCACGCCGGACATCATCGAGGCGGTCAACGCTTCAGGGCTGCGGATATTCGGCGCGAACCGGGCGTGGGAAATCTTCAACTGCGATGTGGTGCATGGCTGTAATTACCAGTTCTGGGATCACTACTGGCCGCAGATCAAAGACCAGCCTTTCGACAAGTGGACTACCCGGCCAGAACTTGAGGGCAAGTATCGCGGCCTGGAGTATATCGAGGAACGATGGGAGGATGGTCTATCCAAAGACCCGTCATGGATCTCGGCGCACCACGGCACCGGGCCGCAACTGGTAAACATCGCTTATCTGTACGGTTGCACCACGTTGATTCTGATCGGTTGGGATATGCGCTTTTTGGGCAAGAAAGGCCCGCGAGAATACACCCGGCGGCGGTATCTTCCAGAAGATCCGTTGACCATAAACCACTGGCCGCAGACTGGCCCCAAAGGCGAGCAAACCGGGCTAATTAAGGAAATGGAAACTATCATTCCGGCGGATTACGGCATCGAGATCATCAACTGTACACCGGGGTCTGCGATGCACTGCTTCCCAATGATGGACTTGTGCCGGGCTCTGGATATCTATGGATGAAAACAGGATATTCGATGGCAAGTTTAGATGGGCGAACAGGAGCGAATGGCTCGCCCCGTCGGTGGACATAGCTGCCCCCGGAGGTTTCGCTAAGTTTTTTGTGCGGCCAAAAGCCGATGTGGAGATTGCTGTCGAATCCGCGCTACCGCACCTGAAGCAAAAGCGCACCTGCATTCAGGCCGGGGGATACATCGGAATCTGGCCGACCATGCTTTCGGGAATATTCGACAGGGTTATCACCTTCGAGGCGCACGAGGTCACTTACGAATGTCTCCTGCACAATACCAGGGGGATTGATAACGTCACGGTGATGCCTCGCTGTGCACTGGGCAAAGACAACACCCTAAAGGTGGGAATGGGCAACTGGGTGGCAAAGGGCCACTTCGGGACGAGCACAGTCATACCCGGCGGGGACATTCCGACGGTGTGTATTGACGACCTTGAACTGACGGACGTTGATTTGATCTGGCTTGACATCGAGGGTTCGGAATACGATGCGCTAGCAGGTGCTAGTGAGACAATCGAAAGGTGCAGGCCCGTGATCGGATTTGAGGCTACAGGACTTAATACCAGGCTCGGCTACAGCGGCGGGGCATGTCCTATTGAGTTTTTAAAGTCCTTTGGTTACAAGGAAGCCGCCAGACCCTACCCGTCAGACGCTTTGATGATTCCGTGAAGAGACTTCAGCATCCAGAAGTCCGGTACGAGGTCACAGACCACTGCAACGCGCATTGCATCATGTGTCCCCGCGAGAAGCATGACCGCGCTCACGGCATCATGGATCAGGAGTTATACGAGCGCAGCATCGACGAGGTGGCCGCGCTAGGTGCGGAGCAGGTGGTTCTGACCGGGTTCGGGGAACCGATGCTGGATCGGAAACTGGAGGACAAGATCAGGTACGCCAAAGCCAAGGGGCTGCGGACGTACATCATAACCAACGGATCGGCGCTGACTGAGAAGCGGGCCTATCTGCTGTTGCAAGCGGGACTCGATGAAATGCGGGTTTCCTTTTACGGCATGGGCGTAGACACCTACAACGCAGTAATGCGTGGGCTGGACTACGACAAGACCGTAAAGGGCTTGATGCAGTTTTTGGCGATACGGGACACGCTGAAAATACCCTGTAAGGTTATGCTCAGTTATCTGGTTCTGCCGGAGAACCGGAAGGATACCGACGCTTTCAGGGCATTTTGGGAGCCGAAGGTAGATTACATTGAAATCTGGAAGCCGCACAACTTCGGCGATGGCAAAGCCTACCGCCAGCGCAGCGGTGTGAAGAAGAGTTGCGGCAGGCCAGACAACGGCCCGTTGCAAATCCAGTGGGACGGCACGGTGATTCCATGCTGTTACGATTACAACAACCAGATCCAGCTAGGCAACGCCTTTGAGGATTCTGTTCCCGACATCCTGCGCGGCGATAAGTACCAGGCGTTGCGGGACGCGCACAGCAAAGGTGAGTTCTGGAAGTTCCCGTATTGCGACCAGTGTGATCAACTGCTAGAGCATAGTGACGCTTTGGTCTACACCAACCGGCACAACCTGCCAGCGGCGGAGGCTGTGAAGCTATCGAATACCGACCTTTATAATCTGTCGGACGCGCTGAAGTTCAAGATGATTACCTGATGCAGAATTTATCCTCTCAGCGGAAACGGATGCGCGACAAGTTCCAGACGATCCGGTGGAAAGAACATAACTGCGGTAGTGGTTCCCTGTTTGGGAATACTAAAGTCACTCGCAACCTACTCGCAATGATTGCCCGGAAGTACGAGATCAAGACCGTATCGGACGCCGGCTGCGGTGACTTGTCGTGGATCGGATCGGTAGATTGGCATGTCGAATATGCCGGCTACGATATCCGCCAGTGGACTCCTGATGTGGTGCTGTTTGACATCACCAGGGACGTTCTGCCAAAGTCCGACCTGATTATCTGCCGGCATGTGCTGAACCATCTGGAAACCGAAATGGCCGCAGAAGCGCAAAGCAGGTTCAAGGAAAGCGGCTCCAAATACATCCTGATCACCTACACCAAGGACGTATTTTCAAAACTGTGGGGGCCTGTGCTGGAATCGGTATCGGAAGAACTGCCCGGTAGGGTCTGGAATTACGGACTATGGAGGTTGAATTGATTCCGGTATATTGCATCCACCTGCCCAATGACGAGCGTAGGAAACAT